AGCAGTCGGCGCACGTATTCATGCTCATTCCTCCTTCGGCTTAAACAGGCATTTCTTTGGGAACGAGCGAATAAAGCCGTTCTTCTTTACGCACCAGTAATTACTTACCGTCCGCTCTCCCAACTTATTTCTATTGCCGTGATACTTGACGAAGTATTTGCACCCGGCACAATCGCGGATGTTCATGTTTCCTCCTTCGGCGGCTGTGGATAGTACGGGACGCACTTCCATGTTACGCCCTTTATCGCATTCTGCATCGTTTTCTTTGATACGCCGTACCTGTCAGCAAGCTTCTGAAATGATGTTCCTTTATAGGCACGTTCCCATCTTGCATCTTTGACATCTTTTTTCGTCAGTTTAGAACGTGCTTGTTCTTCCCCTACTTTTATAACATTTCGACCTTTTCGTTCTCTGTCGGCTACGTTATCCGCTCTCGTTCCCAAGAACAGATGTTCCGGGTTAATACAAGATGGATTATCGCATTTGTGGCACACTTCAAAGCCGTCAGGGATTTCGCCTTTCCATGTGATATATGCCAATCTATGCGCTCTATCAGAATGTCGCGTTCCATCGGTACGGCTACCGACTATCGTATGACCATAGCCGCCGCGCTTGCATCCAGTCCATTCCCAGCACCCGGAAACGGGGTTTACTCTCATGTTGGATTTAAGCCGTTCTTCTATAGGCATTGTAGGCATACCGCGCTTTCTCGCGATAAAATCAGGCTTCATTCAATCCCTCCGTACTTGGTAGTGGCATCCAATGGGTGACGGTAGCCGGAACACCCTGATAGCAGAAATCGTCAATGGCATCGCTCTTCTCGTATATGCCGATGTCCATAAAGCCGCCCTTTTCCAGCCAGATCATGATTGGCTCGGATTCCTTGTAGCGAATCAATTCGCCTGTCACTTCGTCCAGATACTCCGCATTGTGCAGCTCTGGCAGCCTCTCCTCCACGGGAATCCACCGCGGCTTCTCCATCCTCAGTTTCAATTCCCGCCGCGTAATCTCTGCGTTCAGACGGCTCAGTTCTTCAATGGCATCGGCGGCTTCTGCAAACAGAACACCCTTCTTCGTCGCTCCCGTATGGAGATTCAAACCGCACTCGCCGCACATAGACTTCTCGTCGGCTTCTCTCAGCCGCTTTACAAGTTCGTCATACATCAGCTTTCCTCCTTCTTTCCATTCGCGCAAAAGAAATTGTTGTCACAGAGCATATCGTCTATCTCGCAAAATCCATCGTGCGGTCTGAACTGATGGAAGTGTACGCAGTCACTGCACAGAACCACAGGCCGCACATCAAGCGACAGCAAGCGGGTCACATCTTTCTCCGTATGCCCATCCCAATGCTTTGCTACGGGAAGTTCCTCGCACTCAAACCGGTTCCAGTCTTTTTCCTCGTAGTGGTAGGTGTAACTTCCCTCCGGCGTGTCGATGCCAACGATAAACCACCCGCCGCCGAAGCACAGTTCCCCATCCTCATGCCGCCACGATTTCCACGCTTTGTCTTTATGCGCCTTGACGAGCGCGGCGAACAGTACCATGCGCTGGTAGTACAAACCGTTGAACGTGTGATAGCCGTCGCTCATTTCTCCGATGCCGCCATCTGGAACAGGCCGCACATCGGCGGCGGGGATTTCTTTCAAGCGCCGCACGCAATCAGTAACACTTCGTTTTCCGTTCGCAATAGGTATGCCATCTTCTGTGGTGTCCGGGAGCCTCGCTCTGCAAACAGCGGCGATTGCTTCTCTTCGCGTAATATAATCTTCCATCTTCCATCCTCCTTTGTTCTCATTCGTTCACATAGCTTTTGCCTTGTTACACCCTCGTTACAGCCCTCAAAGCCTTGATATTACTGAGTTTTTTCGATGTAGCAAAGTGCAACTGTAACGACACCCCATATAAAGTATTATCAGAAATATATTTATGTTTTATTTTTGCGTTTGGAAAGTTAAAACTACGTTACAATGTTACACCGATTTTTATTTGCCTCTATTTATTATTATATCTCTCTAAAATGTGTGTTTTGTGTGGTTTATATATAGGAAAAAGTGATTGTTTCGGTGTAACATTGAGGTGTAACATTGTGTAACATAGTCCCGAAATCAAAAAAGTATGTTACAACGGGAGATCGTCCGATAAATCAGAAGTGTCGATTTTGACGGGTTCTTTCTCACGCGCCCACCATCTTTGAACGCCGAAATCGGAGAATCGCTTTGACTTCTCTTGTCGCACCCAGCCAGGGATTGACTGCATTATCATTCCAATCTCTTGGCTGTCCTTCTTTGACGGCTTTGTAAACTCGCTCATCTTCAAGGCGTTGTACCAAATATCAAGTACACACGTCTCAAATTTGCCATCAAGGAAGGTCTGCACCAATCCCACGCGGTAATCGTCCTCTGTTGCTTCGTCCTGCATCTGTCGGATGTCAGCAATCAAGCGGCGGTCTGCAAACGGTGGTATCTCGCCTTTGTCATACAGGGCTTTCGCCTCCGCCCAACATTGACGGATGTACTCTTTGATTTCATCCTCATGGTCGAACAGATCATACCCGCTCTGATTGACCTTGATGGGATAAAAGCGGCGGTTTCCCGTTTTGTCCGTCAGAAACTGCTCTTTGTTGGTCGTGCCGATAAACACGCATTGCCGGGGATGGTCTGTCACGCGCTTGTCGAACGGCATACGGTATCGGTCATTGAGTCGGGTTAGATAGCTCTTGACGGCCTCCTGCTCTTTCGTGCGGGTCATGGCCAGCAGCTCCGATACTTCGCAAATCCACGCGCCCTCCACCGCTTCAATGCCGCGTTGCCCCTCAAATTCGTTAACTTCCGAAAAGTATTCGTCTTTGAGGGCAAGCCAACGGACAAGTGTGCTTTTCCCCTCGCCCTGTTTAGTTCCGATCAACACGGGCATATCATCGAACTTGCAGCCGGGATTGTATAAGCGATGAATGCCACCAGCAAAAATTAATCGGCTGACTTCCCGCGTGTAGGGCGTGTCCTCGCACTTTGTCCATGTGTGCAGGAAATCACAAATTCGGCTTGTGTCGTCCCATTCAAGGCGGTTCACGATGTCTCGGATCGGGTGATACTGATGTTTTGCAAACACAATGCGAAGGGCATCGTCACACTTTTGAACGGAGTGGAATTTGTACTCTTGCTCGATATATCGGCGCGTTTCTGCATCGTCCGCGTCAAGCCATCGTTCTGTTTTGCCGTTTCGTTCTTGCTCTGGGGAATAGGTTAGCAGATTGAATTTCAGCCCGTAGAATTTCGGATCGTTCTCAATCACGCGCAGGAAGTTTTCAACCGTTGAAAGAGGTCGGCCTGTTCCGTCAAATTCAAGGTCTATCGTCGCTCGCTGAATGGCGTTCTGACGGCGGTAGTAATCCGCAAGGCTCTGATTTGCTTTGTTAAACTGCCTCATCACTCGCCGAAACTGCTTCTCTATGTTCAGGTCACGCGCCCGAAGCTCAAGCAAAGCCTGTAGGCGTTCTTTTTCTTCCGGCTCTTCGACTTCCTGCAAAGAATAGAGAAGATCGTTGCTGAGAAGCATAAACGGCGTTAGATTTACTATTTCTTTGTCCGTTATGGTCATTGCTATAACCTCTTGTAAAAGCCATTTTAATGAACGTGAATTGTTTCAAATTCTAAATCGAACAAATTGTATTGCTTTTGTGCTTCTACGACTTTTGAAGGCGGGATTTCTTCCCCGTTCTCTATGCGATATAGTCTGCCCGTACAAATGGGGCAAGTATAATCCACATTATATCTGTTGTCATGAACGATGTGCGTCCCATGACAACACGAATACGGCACGTCCATGTTTAATGGCGGCTTGTGTTCTTCTGAATAATTACACTTTAGCCGTTTGTCGATAATGTACGCATAGCGATGCTTTCTCGGTTTTTCCACCCACACGCCTTGCAAGTCTTTTACCATTCCTCTTGGCTTGCCTTGCGTTTCAAAAGACCAAAAGTCAAACTTCCGCTCAGTTAATCCATAATAAGTGAAATTGCAGACTTGATAGATTGATCCGACGTGCCTATCAGATGTTGCGAGTGTAATAACGGCTCGGATATGTTCTTTTTTTAGCAACCGTATACTTCCGCCGAGCAAGTAGCTTGTCGCGTTTGTACCGTTTAACTCGGGTAACATACACAACCGCGTTAACTCCAAT